TTATGTGGATACGAAAACGGAGTAGAATGTACTGGTGGAACGATTGTAACTGGAGCAGCTGCTGGAGATTTATCTGGCTTTACTTTGACTTTTGAAGGTCAAGAAGAAAAAGCTCCTTATTTTGTAGATGCAGGAGTAGTTTCTGCTAATGCAACTCTTATATGTTTATCTGATTTAGATAAAACATCTGCTCTTTTTTGTACTGCTGAATTTATAGATGTTATTGTTATTTGTTTCATTTTAATTAATCATCCTTCTGTCTGGTACATTTTTCATCAATTCAATTAACTTATCTTTCCACATCGCTTTCCATAATGTGTCTGTAGTTTTTTCAATTTGTTTTTCTAAACTGTCAACCCTTCTCCAAAATAAATCAACTACATTCATTTTATAATTCATAAACTCCCCTTATATTATGTTTTATTACTTGTTTAACTAAATCGGTATAATTTTCTTTACTTGCATATTTGGTCAAAGTATCTGCTAACTCAAAAACAGTACCACCTTGTTTTCTTACTTCTCTAAATTCTTCATAAGCAAACACTTCATTTATTATATCAAAATAAGCGGCAACACTTTGACATTTTGTTTCATATACTCTAACACCCCAACCTGGCCATTTCTTCCAAGGTATAGGCAGTAAATATGGATCATTTTTATCCCAAGTTCTGATGCCAAATAGATTGTTTGCTTCATTAGCAAATCTACTTTCGCCCCAACCAGTTTCTAATGCCGCTTGTGCAATTATTAACTCTCTTGGTATTTGTTTTTCTTCTGGTACAAATTGATACAAGTATGTAATACAATGATTCAAAGAATAAACAAACTCATCTTTTGTATCTGTATGAACGATAGGTGTAATTTCAAGTTCTTCAATAGTTTCAGTTGCATTTTCTATTGCTTCATCTAAACCAGGTGGTATAGTTAATTCATCCACACCAAATTGATTTTGATTTTCGTGCCAAGAAGCACAACCATCATCCGTGCAAGGTCCTTCCTTATTACAAGCATACAGAATAATTCCTGCAATAACTAAAATTGTCCAAAAATATGTATGTGTAAGAACTGTGTAAGTTTTGTGTAAGTATTTTAACATAGTAATTTCTTCAATTCTCGTTTTGTTTTCCAAGGTCTACAAGTGAACCATCTAAACTCTGGTTCAGGTGTTGCAGGACCTTCCATTTCTAATTCATTTGTTGATTGTGCTATTATACTTTTGTTTAACATCAATGCTAGAGCAGCATCATATTCCTTACATTGTTTGTAAGGAACATCTTTAACTTTTCTTCTAGGTGTTTCATAAACACTTTTACGGCTGTCTATAATACCTTGTATAATCTTTTTATGGAATCTATTCAACTTCATCACACTTAAACTCCAATCCTGATAAACGACCTATATACGGTTGTCGTACATCCGTTCTATGAAGTTCTAAAGTTACGGTGGTATTTTTTAATACAACCCTCATATGTTTATCCGATTTGGATAAAACATCTGCTTTTGTTGCCACTGGAATATCTCCTGCCGCATTATTCGTTGATTTAATCATAACTTCTTTCATTAATATCTCACTTTCAAATCTAATCCCATTCTTTCAAATTTACTTTTCCATTTATAAAAATATGAATTATGGTTACCACTATTATTCTTTTGATGTGTAATCTGATAATGGTGCACCATTTCGTGTCCCAAAATATCTAAAAATTGTTTCATATTTTTAAACTTTGGTTTAAATGTCATTTGTGCAATATCAGTTTTTTCATCATACTCATAATAAGCAAGGGCATCCCTAATTCGTCTAATACTAAACTTATCTATCGGTGTTAATTTACCGTTAAAAATCGCATAGTTTAAAATGTTAAAAAACATCTCCGTATTAGATTTGTTAGGTTTATAAGGTTTCTTATAATCCACATCCCTTAAAATTGTTGCTAACTTCTTATATCTTGCCATATTTCTCCCACCGTTATTGTTATCTGTTTTGACTTATTAAAAAAACTCCTGCAACTATACAAAATAGTATAACTGCCACACACAATAAAATATCCATAATATTCTCCCTCTAATAATTTGCTATGACTTCTTGGTCATTTGTTACTTTAACACCAGCAGGTTCTTTTGATTTTAACAATCTAGTACCTGTTAGTTTTGCTTTAATATATTCTGAATTGCAATCAAAAAAGTATGGTAAATTTTCTTCACTAATTACTGATATAGCACCAATTTTCTTTTGGAATTCATCATTCATAAATCCCCAATATTGATAGGCTAAATCATCGGTTTCAAACCAAGTAAGTCCTTGTATTTCAATAATTTTTGGGTCTTTACCCACTTGCATAATGCAATAATGATAAGGTCTAGTTTTCATACAGTACTCCTATCTCCTAGAACATCAGAATCAGTTCCATCTGTTTCAACTCCGTGAACTCTACGAGCTGATTGTAAGCCGTTGTTTAAAGTTTCGTATCCGTTACTTATATGTGAAACTTGGTCGTGTAAATTCATTGAACCACCGTGTGATTCGGAATGCATACGATCCAAATTTGATAAAATATTCAAATTTAATTCTATTTGATTATTCAATCTTTGCATATTTGCAAGTACTTGAGCAATCATTTGGTCATTAGTAATCATAATATAGTCTCCATTTCTATTTATTATACTACCATTATATCAAATTAAGGTCGATTTTACAAGCAAATAATGCCCTAAAAAAACCCTTGTTTTCTGTCATTTTCTGGATTAATTCAAATAAAAAACCCCTATAAATCAATGACTTAAATCATTAAAAAATGGGGGTTTTCTGCGATTTTTTATTATTATGAAATGTTAGCAGTAGATGTTCCACTAGGGGGTTTTTTCATAAAATCATCATTCCAATTAAATGCTTCTTTCACTAGATTTGCCGTAAATCCTTTATATTCATTATTGACCTTTTTGTCTTTAACTGTAAGTAAGAATGCCGATTCTTCTGCACTTAATCCTTCCAATAATTGAATGAATAAAGTTTCTCTTTTTGTAGCAGATATTGTATTATCTCCACCTTCAATAAAAAGATATAATCGTTTAGCTTCCTGGGACAAAAGTGTATGTTCTGTGCCCAATGGTGCTTCATTTGGAATATATGGAACATCACCTGGTGGTAATGCCCACTTGATTTTATCATCAAATGCTGCTCTGCAAATTTGCCGTAATGCTTGAGTATCATTCTCTCGTAATATTCTTAATTTTCTTGGCTTGTCTTTTGCATTATTTACTTTTGTTGCGATTTCACTAAACAATGTGAAACCACTTTTGCCTGAATCGGCAAGAGCTGCCATCCCTTGTGCGGATGATAATGCTGGATGTCTTGGTGGTGCTTTTGTTTGCGATTCTTGTGCAATAGTACCATCTGGATTTCGTCTTATTATAACCATTATTTTATCTCCTTAACAGTTCTTTCAAGATTAAAATTCATCAATAATCTCGATTAAAGTTTTAAGTTTTCTTGATATAAAGTAGTTGAGTATTTTATCTCTAGTTGCTACTTTTATATTGTCGAACTCACTTTTTATTTTTTCCTCTAATTCTTGAGGAATAAAAGTTAGGTCTATCAGTTTTCTATTTCTATCATAATTCTTTTGTTCTTCATCATTCAAAGTATGATATAAAAAACCTTCAGCAGACCATTCTTTTAATTTCTTACTACTTAATGGGCGTTGCCTTCTGCCCTCAACAAATACATTATCATCGGATAGAACATTTGGAACACCATCACTTCTATCCCCTTTAAGTATATGCTCTCTAATATATATACTTGGTGTTTCATCTTTACCTACATATTTATTTAATATAGGATTGTACTGCCTAACATTATCACTATGTAACTGTATAAAATCTTTATCTCCTGAAACAATTATAATCTTTTTAGCGTGGTTAGGTCCCACAACTCTTTGGACTTTTCTGATTAAAACTGCAATAACATCATCTGCTTCTGCTGTTTCTAATTCTAACAGTTTATAAGGCATAAACTCTTTTAATTCACTTTTAATGCGATTTATAACATCAAATATTGTTTCCCAATCGTGTCCTGATTGTTCTCTTGTCTTTTTTCTGTTTGCTTTGTAATTTGGAAATATTTGTTTTCTCCAGGAATGTTTACCATCTGAAGCAATAACTAATTCGCCATACTCTTTTCTGAATTTTTTATTGATGCCACGGAGACTATTAAGAACCATATGACGGACTAAATCTTCGCTAAATTCTACGGCATTTCGTCCATTAATTTGGACCATCAAATTGGAAATCATTATTTGGTTTAAATCAACTATAATCATACTATCTATTCTAACACATTCCTTATGGAATGTCAAATCTTAATCTAAATCCATCGTGGGCTCAAATTCTATATCTTTTTCTTCTTTTTTTTGCTCAAATCGTATTATAAGTTTATTATCTTTATCTGTTTTTGGTAAACTGTTAATATATTTTCTTAACTCTTTAACAACTTTCTTATATT